TCTACGAGGCAAGGAAAGAGTTCAGTCTCGAGATCAAAAATAGATTGTATATCTTGGTGCTGTATCTCTTGTTTCATGTTCTGCCATAATTCAAGAGTCATCTCTGCATCTCTTTCAGCATACTCACCTACATACATGGCAGGTAATTTATACATCTCAGACTTAGGATCTACACCCCAAAGGGCTGCTGTTTCGTTCAATACAGCCTCGTTTTTGCCTCTTCCGAGGTAATCCCTACCCATGGAGCCTAAATCGTAACGAAAGCGATTCTCGTCCACGAGAGAGCCAGCAATCATGGTATCTACTATGGTTCCGTTAATTTTAAGTCCTGCAGCACGTATAAAACATACGTCATACATAGCGTTGTGGAATATCTTTGTAGAGGGGTAGTTTAGAACAGTTCTAAAGTAATTCATCACCATTTTCTCATCCATGTTACCACCACCTTCGTGTGCTATTGGAAAGTATCCAGACCAATCTTTTACAGCTAGAGCAATACCTACAATCTTGCCTCTACCTGTAACAGATCCAGATCCCATTGTTTTTAGTTGTGGGTCCTTTGTTTCTAAGTCTATTGATACTTCATCATACTTAGATAAGTCAGGAAAAGATTCTGGTGGTAGCCACTCTGTCTGTGGGCTAAACATTGGTTTCTGTATCATGAGTAGTCTCTCTCTAATATCATTTTCAAATAGTGTATTGCTTTTTCTATATCTTGCGCTTTGCCTTTTACAGAGTGCCTGCAAATATATTTTATAGCATTGCCTTCTGCAAACAAGAGTTTGTTTTCATTAATAAACTCTGCTGGTTGTATGCGAAAATTTTTGTAGTGTTTGCCACCTACCTGCTCCTCTAATGAAGAGTATGTTGTTCCTTTGAACATATCTTTGTCTGTCATATATTGTATCCTTTGTATTCTTGTTTTGGTGTTATGATATGTAGATGTTCCTTGGTCCTTGTTGCACCAACGTAAAATAATCTATTCTCATCATCTGGATTTTTTCTGTATCCTTCCATTGTATTGTTACTAAGATCAGTTAATAATACAACGTTTTGTGATTCACCACCTTTTGCACCATGTATGGTTGACAAAGTTATTCGTGGCTCTTCGTTTAATTTTTCTCCATTCTTTCTCATCTTTCTTAAATAACTTACATCTCTGCTTGGTGCATCATCAAATGCTTCAAACCAAGGCTTATCTGTTTTCAAACCATAAGATTGTTTTAGTGTATCTATGTTATAAGAAGAGTCTTTCAACATACCTTTTAATTTTTTCTTATCTGTATTATCTTTCATGTATCCGTAGATTCTTTCTACTTGTTTGTATGCTATTGGTTGACCTTTACGTAAGTTCTCCCAATCTTGTGCAGCATAGTGTAGTTCTTGTTCTTTTGTTTTTTTAAATTTATTTCTGTAATACAAACCATTTCTATACAGTGTGCCTTCTAGTTCGTCTAACATATATTTAGTCCTAGCCATAACTAACCATTCACCAGATGTCATATCTATTTGTTCAAATTCATCATGCCAAGACAATGCACCTTGATGTGTTTTTGGTTTCCAAGACTTATTTATTCTGTTTTTAACTCTATTAATTATATTCATCGCAACATTGTGCACCATAGCCGGTATTCTGTGTGATTGTGTAAGTGGCATCATTAAACCTTTTTGTGCAATAAAAGAATCTACATCTGCACCTGCCCATCTAAATATCGCTTGGTCATCATCACCTGCAATAAAAGAATCTGTTGTTTTATTCCAAATACTTTTTGCCATATCCCACTGCATTAGTGATAGATCTTGTGCTTCATCTATAAATACAACATCAAATTTCGGTGATTTATCTGACTTAATAAAATGTAATATCATGTCATTAAAATCTATTAAATTATATTCTTTTTTGTATCGTTCTATTTCGTTTGCAATAATAATTAATTTATCTCTTTCAAGATCACCATTGTGATTTCCTAAATCAAACTGTTGTTCTGGTGTAACATTTCGTAACTTTGCAAGATTTATTATTCGTAAGTATTCACTGTCAGATGTAAAAATACCGCCGTGATCATCTTCATATTTAGCATAGTTGACAGGAAATCCTAGTTTATTTCCAAGATCAACATAGTGTCTGCGCTGCATTACATCTTCTTTTTTTACACCTAGTTTTCTAAATGCCAGTGAGTGTAGTGTTCTAAAATATGGTAGATCGTCTTCTGTAAGATTAAATTTTTTTATAGCTCTGTCTCTTGCTTCGTATGCAGCTTTTTGTGTAAAAGCAAAATATCCAACTTTATCAGGATCTGTTTCTTTTAAATAGTCATCTACTTTGTTTAATAATGTAGTTGTCTTTCCTGTGCCTGGTGGTCCTAATACTATTGTTTTCATGCAAAACCTTTTAACTTTCCAACTTTATATATAAAATCTTTTCCTCTTACTCTGTTGTCTTTACCATTTTCGGACCTAGTAACAAACTCTAAATTACTAAGTCTGTAATCCCAACAATTTTTATTAATGTGATTTACCACTGTTTTGTCGTCGTATGGATCTAAATTACCAGGATCTAAAAAAGCTCGTGCCACTAGTTTATGAATACATATATGTTTACCTGTTCCACCATTTTCTTTCGTTAATTGTACGTATGGATATTCTATAGTGTCTCTTAAACATATATTAAGACGTTTTTTTATTCCTCTACATCTATAATTTGTATCTAAAATATATGGAAAATCAGATGTATGTAATATTCCATTAGGATCTTTTTCAGAATAATCATGCATTGGATGTCTTCCATTTGTGGGATAAATTAAATATCTATTTTTCACTATCTTAGCTTCTACAACAAAATCTGCTGCATCTTTTGGATTATCGTTTTGAGATATGTCAATTTTTTTACTGTCTTTAATAAATAAATTCATTTGATTTCCTCTCATATTCCTAAGTGTAAGTATATCCACAACGCTGTAAACATTGTAATTGCTAATAAATCCATTTTAGCAATCAATACGGCTCCTCCTCCTTTAATTTTTTTTGTTTATATTCATCTGTTTTTTTATCAAACTCTTTGACTATAAATACAGATAACTTTTCTTTACCAATTCTTTTGTTCTCACACTCACATTTTTCTTTTAACAATTGTGCTGTTCTAGAATAACCAAGATCCCATCTTCTACGCATTAGAAACTGATGATAGAATCTGTCAAATACAAAATGATGATAGCCATCTGATGTCCACACACCACCTTTTTTTAAATCGTTTTTATCTGTTGATACTTGTCTGTTTAAACAAAACTCTTCTAAATGATTTTGTAATTGATCTTCTGTTCGTAATCCCTCTGCAGGTTCCGTAACTTCTGCATTTTCTAATAATAAATTTGTAATCTTAACCCAATCCTTTTCTTTTAAAGTTATAGGTCTATTTCTTAATTGTTTCATACACGCCTCCTGGAATAAACTTTGCTGTCTCAAGTATTTTACATTCTCTAAGTATAATCTTTCTCCGTCTACATTGAGATAGTAGTAAGGATCCTCCAAGTCTATTACCTGGAGGTCGGTTAGCCCAGGAAACAATATCTCCTGGCCGATACCATATTTTCTAGTTCGACATAATGTTTTATCACACATGCTACACATAGGTTGATCACTACATTTATAACCCCATTCTTTTTTATCGTGCTGTGTAACAACTATTTGCACTTCTGAATCTGACAATGGTTTTTCCATTGCAGTCGCATTAAATAAAATTAATTTTGACTTCCATTCTGCTGGCCATTTTTGTTTTGCATACACACCATAGTGGAACAATGCATTGTTTCTACCACCTTCACCTATCTTATTCATAGCTAGTGTTTCAATACAAGGTGGTCCATCACTATATTCTGATTTAGGTCTTTCTATTTCTAATTCCTGTAACATATCAGGATCCAAATAGTTTCCCGTATGTAAATTAAAAAAATCATCCAGTGTAGCAGCTTCACCATTTTTTTTAAATGCGTATCGAACAGAATTTTTATAATTAAAATATGGTAAATTTAAAAAGTTTCCTGTATCATCTTTCGATTTTAATTCTGTTTGTTTTGGAAAAACTTCTGACCCTCCATATCCTAGCACAGCTTTTATCTGCACTAATTTATCTCTCATTAATTTTGCTGATACGTAATTTGATGTAAATAAAAATATATGTGCACCACCTGATTTTGATCTACATACGATCAATGGTAGTTTTATATTTTTTATTTTGTCTATTAATTTTTTGTGATCAAAACCAGCGTAAGAATCTATATCTATACAACCCCATTTACATTGATTATTATCATTAATAGGTATGATACCTAAATTTTCTTCACCATCTAAATGTTTTTGCCAAAGACTATCTGTTACTGGTTGACGTTTTACAAATGATTTACCTTTTATTTTTGTGCCATTACCATTTGTATCTTCTACAATAGTGACACCGTAAGCACGGTCTAATCCTTCGAATATGCTTTTAAATTTTTCAATCATAACAATGCAAAGTGGGCGCCTCCCCTCTCGCTTCAGCGCCCACTACCTAGGATATGGTTAATATGGTTGCTTGGAATCTGATTCCCCGTTACCATGCTTCGCCTCAACTTCACCTTTACCTACGCTAATCGCAAAGTTTTTTGCCATGTCATAGATATTTTTATCTGAGACTGGACCAACTTTCGTTACGTCCCATCCAAACCATGTGCCTTTGTCGTTTGACATTTGCACAGTTTTTAGATTGTAAATGTGGCTGTATGTTGGCGGAGTAAAAAGTCCGTTCTTACCCTGCATTTTGATACCCATCATCATTGAGTTCCACTTTCTGCTCACTTTTAGTTGTGTGCCTTTCATAGAAATCAAAGCTGTTTGTGGTGTGCTGCCCATGGCTAACACAAAGTGTTGTGCAGTGTTATCTAAATAGTTACCGTTTGGTAATCTATCTTTGTAGTCTTTACCTCTTGTGGTTTGACTAATGATATCACTATCTGCTTCGTGGATTGCAACAGGTGCACCAGTGCTGGTACCTCTATCCTGCCACTCAATGTATTGTCTTTTGTAATGACAAGGTACAATTTGTATCTCATCAAACAACTCATTAGTAACAGTGTTTATGATTTTGCCAGGTTCTGCGCCCTCGACATATTTAGCATCTCTTTTGTTTACCTCTGGAGATAGCTGTCCCAAAACTTTTAAGAAAGGTAACGCAAGATCTTCTTGCGATATGTTTTGAGCACCTTGATTTGCATCAGCTTCAAAATTTACAGTCGCTAATGCTCCTTCTTTTTTATTTGCTACTTGGTTCATGTTTATTTGTTCCTTTTTATTGTAGTTTTATTCTCCGAGAACACCCCGAAGATTTCCGTTGGCATTTCTTTACCTGCCTCAATACGCTCACGGACTAACGCTTTCAAGGTCATAGGCTCAACCTTCATCTTTTGTGTCGGTTGAAACCCTTGACCTTTTGCAAGTTCGGCATAATCAGCCGCCTTGTTATCTTCGTTACGACCAAACGATACGGATATCTCATTTTTGATTATATCGCCTAAGCCATTTTCACGAAGCCAGTTATACGCCGCCTCTTTGTTTGCCTCACTAATGTGAGCTCTGTACGACGTAGAAACTTTCAGATGTGATCCATCATGAAGTTTTAATTCTGCTAAACCCATCTCAGACATCATGGTAGGTATAACCTCTCCTGATATATGTTGGATTTGTTTTTTCTTTTCTTTGATTGCCTCCTCTTGTATTTCAAGTTGTTGTTGCATAGCTTCTAATCTTTCAACTTGATCTGCAAGTGATTGCACACCGCTTGTTTTTTTCATTGCGTCTTGTTGGTCTTTTTCAAAATCAATTGTCATCTACTTCTCCTTTCTCGTATAAGTTAATTTCAATAGGATAATATTTTCTTTCTTGTTTATCCCATTTGAGCAATTTATATTTACCATTTGTAATATCAGATACAATAGAACATGCAACACCAATTATAGCAGGATCACCTGTAAGTAGTAAATAATCATTAGATGTATAATCTTTCAATCCCTGTCTCAACTTATACACGAGTGGACCAGGTGAAAAAATAATTTGTGAAAACTCTGGTAATAAAAAATTAAATTTACCAGATGAAGAATAACTAGAAGCACCCATAATATTTATTTTGGGATTACCTGCTTTAGTTCCAGATATTTCTTGTATTACAAAAACTCTACTTTCTGACATTGACAAATCATATAACATCCTTTATATAGAAGTCAATAGAAAGATGAATTATAAATTTAAGACGAAGCCATATAAGCATCAATTGACTGCTTTAGAAAAGTCATGGAATAGAGAAACCTACGCCTACTTTATGGAGATGGGCACGGGTAAAACAAAAGTGTTAATAGATAATATGTCCATGCTTTACGACAAAGGTAAGATAGATGGTGCATTAATTATAGCTCCCAAGGGTGTAGTAAAAACTTGGTATGAGCAAGAGATACCTACGCACTTACCAACACATATAGAAAATGTGACAGTATTGTGGCAATCAAATATTAATAAATCACAAGAAACTAAATTAAATAATCTATTTGATTTAGGCACTGACTTTCATATTTTTATAATGAACGTGGAGGCTTTATCAACAGATAAAGGTGTAAAGTTTGCAGCTAAATTTTTAAGGTCACACAAAACTTTAATGGCTATTGATGAATCCACAACAATTAAAACACCTACAGCTAAAAGAACTAAAAATATTATTGGTTTAGGTAAGGTTGCAAAGTACAGAAGAATAATGACAGGATCACCTGTTACAAAAAATCCACTAGACTTATATACACAGTGTGAATTTTTAGATCCATATCTATTAGACTTTGCATCATACTATGCTTTTAGAAATAGATATGCAGTTATGAAAACCATGCATGTTAGAGGCAGGTCTATACAAGTTGTTCATGCTTTTCAAAACATGGGAGAGTTATCAGAAAAATTAAAAAGTTTTTCATACAGAGTGTTAAAAGAAGATTGTTTAGACTTACCCCCTAAGAATTGGACTAAACGACATATTACCTTAAGTAAGGAACAACAGAAAGTGTACGATCAAATGAAAAAGACAGCTCTTGCTACGTTAAATGGTAAAGTTACTTCTACTATGACTGTAATTACACAGTTGATGAGATTACAACAAATAACTTGTGGCCACTTTGTTGCTGATGATGGCACTACACAAGAGATAAAAAATAATAGAATTACGGAGCTAATGGATGTGTTAGATGAAATAGAAGGCAAAGCAATCATATGGGGACACTGGCAAAAAGATATACAGAACATGGTGGACGAAATAGAAAAGGTCCATGGTCCGGGGTCAGTGGTTAGTTATTATGGGCTCACACCACAAGATGAAAGACAAGATAACATACGTAAATTTCAGTCCGACCCTAGGTGCCGGTTTCTTGTTGGAACGCCTTCTACGGGCGGCTATGGGATAACTTTGACGGCTGCGAACACCGTAATTTACTATTCTAACGGATATGACCTAGAGAAGCGTTTACAGTCAGAGGACCGTGCGCACCGTATTGGACAGAAAAAAAATGTAACTTACATAGATATTATTGCAGAAAAAACTGTCGATGAAAAGATACAAGAATCACTTCGTAAAAAAATTAATATTGCATCTGAAGTATTGGGTGAAGAGTTACGTGCTTGGATTTAATCTAAGTCTACAGCGTCACCAATAATAGGTTTGTATCTAGTTTTACCATCTTCTCTATACGCTCTTAATAATTGTTTACGTGGATTTTCAGCAACCCAGGAGCAGTGAACCCACCCGCTGTTTGGTTCACCTGGAGTATAGAACTCAAGTATCATTTGATCCCAATCTAGGTTTGCCTTGATCCAGTCAAAGACCTCAGCGTTGCTTGTGCCCAGACATTCGAAGTCGACCGCCTCAGCCTTGGTGTGCTGTGAATTTAAACTACTACCGATAGCTACACATAACTCAGGGCTACGGTAACAGCTGGTCACCGTTACTCTACCGAAGTGGTCCCGTACCGGTTGTAAAATATTTTCACAAAGTAATTTTAATTTTTCTATTTGATCTGCATTAGGGTTGTTATCTATGCCCTTACGTATTGCAGTGTCTGATTTAATAAGCTCTGCTAAGCTGAAGTTCCGTGTAAGCTTCATTATTTCATGTAGTTCATGACTAAGGCTAAGATAACTGATCCCATCCCACCTACAATCATGTATTCAATTCTTTTAATACGTTCTTTCATTTCTTTTATTTGTTCGAACGTTTGTTTCTGCATGATCCTGCAAAGTTTTTCATGCGCTTCTATTTTTTGTATAGCCGATTTTCTCGCCATTATGTTCGTCTCCTACTAGCAATAACTTGCTCTTCTGGTGATAATAGAGCTTGTTGTGTTGGTGTCAAGTTAGTTGTTTGGTTAATTTGTTGCAAGTTTGCTTGTGTATTTACAACAGGTTGTGCACTTGTAACAGATGCTGGTAAACTTGGTAATATGCTATCTTCAAATAAAAAGTCATTTATATCAGAATCAAAAGCACCAGTTAATGGTAAACGTCTAAATTCTTGTAACATTAATCTTAGTGTTGGTCTTACCTCAGTAAACACATTTGGATCTCCAAGATTTCTAGCTATTTCAGCAAATCTTTGTTGTATATCTTCTGATGGAAAGTATGGTTCAAATTTACCTTTTGCTAAATTATTAAAAGTTTTATCACTTAGTTGTCTATCTTTAAACTCTCTATTTAAACTAGTTTTATTTACACCTAATATTTGAGCTGCATTTATATTTTTAGTCATCTCTTGTTGAACTAAAAATCTAGCTTTATTTGAATTATAATATGCTTGTATAACGTCGTTTGGTTTTATTCTACCACCACGTAATATTCCAAAGTAACCACCAGTAAATTCTCTTCTAGCATTTCTTATACCTGTTTGATACTCAGCTATTTTAAAACCCATGGAATCTAGTGGGTCTACTTTGATAGGTCTAAAACCCATAAAGCCTGCTAGCTCTGGTCCAATATTTAATTCATCACCACGTCTAGTAGGCACACCAAAAGCAGCTTGTCCTAGTCTTTGAAACTGTCTGTATGATGGTGCAAGGGCTTGTCCTAAATGTAAAAATCTAATTGCAGCTTTATTTCCCGCAGGTGTTTGCTCCGTGTACAGTTGTCTACCTTCTTTTGTTCTACCACCTCTTACAATTATGTCTGCTGTAGCTTCAGTCCAAATAGATTCACCAATAAATGGATTCATTATTTCAGCGCTTGCCTCTGTTACACCGTCTACAAAACCAGACAATAATGTTTGATCAGTTGCTTCGCCAGCTATAATATTATTTACCAAAGTTCTAAATGGTCTCGCCATTACATCATACGCATTACTGTGACTAAAATCTATGTATCTTAATTCACCGTCATCTGTTTTTATTGGTATAAGTGTAGAGTTTTTAGACCACTCTGGCACGAATTGACGTAATGCTTGTATTTCATCTTCTGTTACATCATAAATAGCTTTTGCACCCTCTACGACTACCT